ATACGTAAATGACCTAAGACTCAATGAAATGGCCACGGGTGATGGCTCGGGTACTTGGGGTACAACGACCAACACGAACCTGGAATTAATAGGCGAAGCACTGGGTTACGGAACCGAGGGCATAACTACTAACGCGGATACGCATACCAGCACAATTGCAGATGGTGCAACTGATCCCGTTAGAGCGATGTTTGTGAAATACACAGGCACACTGGATTCGGCGTGTACGATTACCATTGCTCCAAATACAGTTAATCGATTGCAATTTATTGAGAACGCAACTAGCGGTTCTCAAAACATAGTTATTTCTCAAGGCTCTGGAGCCAATATCACGATACCTGCGGGTGACGTGAAAGCCGTTTACTTAGACGGAGCAGGAAGCGGAGCAGCAGTAGTTGACGCTTTTGCAAGCCTCAATGTTGTAGACCTCAAGGTACAAGACGACTTAACAGTAACTGATGATTTAACGGTAAACGGTGATATAGACCTTGCCGGTTCTATAGACGTAGACGGGACAGCTAACCTGGATGTCGTAGACATTGATGGCGCTGTAGATATGGCAACCACACTAACACTAGCTGGTAATGCTGATTTCAATGGAGATCTTGATGTTGATGGCACTACTAACCTAGATGCCGTAGACGTTGACGGCGCTGTAAACTTTGCAGCAGACGTAACATACGCAGACGGTGCAGACATCATCACCGCTTCAGCAGGAACCTCTAACTTCAGAGCAGGTGTCAACGCTGGTAACTCCATAGCCTCTGGTGGTAACTATAACGTAGCTGTCGGTGATGAAGCAGGTACGGCTATATCAACAGGTGATAATAGTGTAGCTGTAGGCTATGCGGCTTTATCAGCAGTAAGTTCAAATAGTGGAAACACTGCTGTAGGTAAAGATGCCCTACGATTAACTACTGGCTCACAAAATACTGCGATTGGACATGCAGCAATGGAGCTAAATGTCAATGGAAGTTATAGTGTTGCTATTGGTGACTTTGCTCTTTACAACCAAAACCCTGCAACAGCTACTAATACATATAACGTGGGAATAGGTAAAGACGCAGGTATATCAGTGACCACAGGAGTCCAAAACACCTATGTAGGTGGTCTTGCAGGTGATGCAGTAGTAGATGGGACGAACAACGTAGGTATTGGGTTTGAGGCTCTTTCAGCAGATCACGGAAGTGGAGAAACTGCTGTTGGCGTAAGGGCATTAAAGGTTTCTGTAGCAGATAACAACACAGCGGTGGGACTCAATGCGCTTACAGCAAACACCACAGGAGCCTCAAATGTTGCGGTTGGTAAGGATGCTTTAGACGCCAACACGACAGCCTCCTACAATGTTTCTGTCGGTGCTGCATCTTTAACAGATAACACCACAGGAGATCATAATACGGCTATTGGATCAGATTCACTTGCCAATAACACGACAGCCGCTAACAACACTGCGGTAGGCTCATCATCGCTTACTGCCAACACCACAGGAGCATCAAATACTGCGGTAGGCAGAAGTGCTTTAGCAGCAAACACAACAGGCTCTAATCACACTGCTGTAGGTAAGGATGCCTTGTTAGTATCAACGGCAGCAGGATACAATACGGCGATTGGCGATTCAGTTCTAAAGGCCAACACAACTGGAAATTACAACACAGGCGTTGGAGCTTCAGCTTTAGCAGCAAACACAACTGGAGACTACAACACAGTACTCGGTTATCAAGCGGGTGATTCTCTTACAACAAGTTCGGGTAACGTGGCAATAGGTTATCAAGCCTTAGCTACAGAAACTGCTTATGCTGAAAATACCGCAATAGGGTATCAAGCATTAAAAACCAATAGTGGTGGTTATTACAATGTAGCAGTTGGACACGAAGCCTTGCTATCTAATACCACGGCTCAAAGTAACACAGGAATTGGTAATGATGCTTTACGAGCAAACACCACAGGAGCCAACAACACGGCTGTGGGTAGACTTGCACTAACCGCAAACACAACAGCAAATAACAACACGGCTATTGGTGCAGAAGCACTAGATACCAATACGACAGGAGGAGGAAACAGCGCAGTAGGCTATGCGGCTCTTTACGCAAACACAACAGCCTCTAACAACACGGCTATGGGACTAAACGCCTTAAAAGCTAACACCACAGGAGCCGGAAATGTTGCAGTAGGTAAAGATGCTTTAGACGCTAACACAACAGCAGCGGATAACGTGGCCGTTGGACAGTCTGCACTAACTACAAACACCACGGGAGCAAACAATGTTGCCATAGGCGCACATGCCTTAGACGCGAACACTACAGCCTCTGACAACACCGCTGTCGGCAGGTCTGCTTTATTATTAAACACCACAGGAGCAGAAAATACAGCAGTGGGCGCTCAAGCCCTAGATGCCAATACAACCGGAGCCGAGAGTGTGGCGATTGGATATGGTGCACTGTCAAATAGCACGACCTCAAGCTACAACACGGCTGTCGGAAAAAGCTCATTAAGTTCTAATACCACGGGTCATTCAAATGTTGCGATTGGTAAAGACGCTTTAGCAGCTAACACCACAGCAAATTACAATGTGGCAGTTGGTGTAGATGCCTTAACAGCCAATACAACGGGTACTGAGAATGTAGCGGTGGGTATTCAAGCTATGGATACCAATACCACAGGAACTGGTAACGTCGCTGTTGGCACTTCTGTCTTAGATGCCAACACCACCGGAGACTACAACACTGCTCTTGGTGCTAGTGCATTAGGGGCAAACACCACGGGAGGTACTAATACGGCTGTCGGATCGTCTGCTCTAACCGCTAACACAACAGCAGAACACAATACCGCCGTGGGACAGAACTCTCTTGCAGCAAACACCACTGGACATTCCAATGTTGCTCTAGGTAGGGCTGCTCTAACCTCTAACACAACCGCAAATTATAATATTGGTATTGGTCGTGATGCAGGCGCACTTATAGTAGGCGGTGAAAATAATGTAATGGTGGGAGCTTTTTCAGGAGATGCAGTAACCTCTGGAGAAAACCATGTTGCTGTTGGATATGGGTCTTTGTCAGCTTGTACAACGTCAAGCAACAACGTTGCTGTTGGTAAAGATGCTGGAGCATCAGTCAGCACAGGCGAACAAAACACTCTTGTCGGTAGTCTTTGCTACGATAACTTAACAACTGGCGATCTACATACCGCTATTGGTTATAACTTAGGGCCAAGTGGAGCTACGGTAGACGGTGAAGTAATTATAGGAAGCAATATTAACGCAGCAGGAGCTAACACAGTCAGAATAGGAGTGGCTGCGGGTAATGCTACTTTAGCATTGGATGGAAGCGATACAAGTTGGTCTGCTTCCTCTGATGAAAGATTGAAAGAAAATATTGTAGATTCAACAGCAGGGTTAGATTTTATAAACGATTTAAGACCTGTAGTTTTCAACTGGAAAAAAGCTAAAGATGTACCTGAAGAAATGTCTCAATACCAAGAAGGATCGGATTCTCCTTGCAGAGGGACAGAATACGGAACTAGAAAACATGGCTTTATTGCTCAAGAAATTAAAGTCGCCGTTGATAAGCATTCAGAAGATGTAATGGAAGCTAACGGCATCTGGAGAGAAGACCCTGATGGAACACAAGAAGTTGCAAAAGGAAATATGATGCCTATGGCAATTAGAGCCATACAAGAACTCTCTGCAAAAGTGGAAAAATTAGAATCACAACCTAAATGTAAATGTCAAGGAGATTAAGATGGCAGTCACAAAAACACTCATTAAGGCCGTACCACACGTTAAGTCGAGCAAGGTTGAAAAGTGGAACCTAGAGATGAAATATGAAAACGATAGCGAAAGCGATGCAACGTATTACACCAGCACTTTTAATGCTACAGTAGAAAACGTACACCCTATTTCTGGTGCTACAGTGTTTTCTAAGAAAGCTAAAGGCTCTTGGACTAAGAGCGAGCTTGAAGGGATTTGTCCGACAGCCGAGTGGGATGTGATATTCGCTAGTCAAGTAGATAGTGTAATCACTAATCCACCAGTTAATCCTGTGCCTGATAACAGCTATTCTATTCCTAGTTAATGGCTGAAGTAGCTATACATACTATGCCAAGTGTCTTTGTCATGCAGACAGAAATGCCTGAGAGTATGGTTAATGATTTAAATGATTACCTTGACGAGTACAAGGAAGATCAGGATAAAAAATCATTAGCCGATACGTTAGTAGGACAAATCGCACAGGGCGAACAGTTACTTATGAACAATGATGATTCAAGAGTTAAGCAATATACAGAGTTCGTTTGTAATCTTGGTGCTGACTATATAAATACTTTCTGTAAAAACACAGGCACACAGCTTAAAGCAGCTAAGTCTGTACAGGTAGATGAAACTTGGTCAGTGCATAGCTATGAAGGTGACTACAACCCTATACATGATCACGGAACTAAAACTCTGATGGGTATTTCTACTACAGGGTGGACTAAGGTTCCTCAACAGATCTTGGATCAGCCTACTGCTGGATCACCGAACTACAGTCTTTACGAGTCTAGTGGTGATTGTGATGGATACATAGCCTTTAACTACGGCATGAACTCGTTAATTGATGTGGATAGATTAAGACCTCCACAGTCTTTTGTTATGCAACCAGAGGTGGGAAAGCTCTTAGTTTTTCCAAGCTGGCTTCAGCACATGGTCTATCCGTTTAAGGGCGATGGAGAAAGAAGGACAGTTGCCTCTAATTTAAATTGTTGGGATGTAGCTTAAGCTGATTAAAATGTCTAACGGAAAAGACCCATTAGCAGAGATTAATGCACATGAAAGAGAATGTGCTTTGCGTTATCTTTATATTGAAAAGAGGTTGGATGAAGGTTCTGAAAAATTTAAGAAATTAGAGCGTCTTCTTTGGGGGGTATATCCTTTTATATTAGGATCCATTATTTTAACCAAATATTTCGTATAGGGAGGTGAAATGCCCTTACAAAAGCTTTTATTTAAACCAGGAATCAATAAAGAAACAACAGCCTACGCTAATGAAGGAGGCTGGTTTAACAGTAATTTAGTACGGTTTCGTAAAGGATTACCAGAAAAAATAGGTGGTTGGGTTAAGGCAACTGTCAATTCTTTTAAGTCAACAGGTAGAGCACTTCATGCTTGGGTTGATTTAGACGGCACTAAGTATCTTGGGTTAGGCGCTACTTGGAAGTATTATGTCCTAGAAGGTAACGTTTTTAATGACATTACTCCTATTAGAGCTACAACAACTGACGGTATAACGTTTGCAGCTACAAATGGGTCTTCTACCATTACTGCAACAGATTCAAGCCACGGGGCAGTTATAGATGATTTTGTGACTATTTCAGGTGCAGTATCGTTAGGGGGAGTAGTAACAGCCGCTGTTTTAAACCAAGAATATCAAATAACTTCAATAACAACTAATACGTACACTTTTACGGCAAAAGACACTGATGGTGATACGGTAACAGCCAATAGTAGTGATTCCGGTAATGGTGGCTCTGGAGTTGATGGTTCTTATCAGCTAAACGTAGGTCTTGATGTTTATGTGGCTTCAACAGGTTGGGGATCAGGCACTTACGGAGCAGGCACTTGGGGTAGTGTTTCTGCTTTGGGAACCACAAATCAATTACGAATATGGACTCATGATAATTTTGGTGAAGACTTGCTTATAAACCCACGAGGTGGAGGTGTTTTTTACTGGGATGAAAGTAGCGGCACTAGCACTAGAGCAGTAGCTTTATCTTCTTTATCAGGGGCGAATTTAACTCCCACTCTCGCACTACAGGTTTTAGTTTCAGACGTAGATAGACACGTTGTATGTTTTGGTGCAGATCCTTTAAATGACTCAGGCACAGCTAGAACAGGAGCAATAGACCCTATGTTTATTGCTTGGAGTGATCAAGAACAAGCAGAAGAATGGCAACCATTACCAACAAACACAGCCGGGTCTTTTAGACTTTCTGCAGGCTCTGCCATTATAGGAGCCGTTAGGTCTAGACAAGAAACCTTAGTTTGGACTGATACGTCGTTATATTCGATGACTTTTGTAGGGCAGCCTTTCACATTCAGTATAAACCTAGTTAATGAAGGGGTCGGGTTAATCGGTCCTAAAGCTATGATTAATACGCCAAAAGGTGTGTTTTGGATGGATAAAAAAGGTTTCTATACGTATACAGGACAAGTTCAGGAACTTCCCTGTAGTGTGGATGATTATGTTTTTAGTGATTTAAATCAAGGTCAAACTTACCAAGTTTTTGGTTTTGTAAATAAAGCCTTTGATGAGGTTGGTTGGTTTTATTGTTCAGGAACCAATACTGTAATTGATAAATATGTTACCTATAATTATACGGAAAATCTTTGGATGATTGGAGAACTATCCAGGACGTGTTGGATAGATGAGGGTATTTTTTCTGATCCTAAAGCAACGGGGTCAACTGATGATGTAGGGTATTTATATAACCAAGAACACGGTGTAGATGATGACGGTTCTGCAATGACTAATGTCTTTATAGAATCTAGTGATTTTGATTTAGGCGAAGGGGATGACTATCAATTTATTAGTAAAATCATTCCAGATATTCGATTTATAGGGAACGCGGATACAGGGGCTAGTGGACAAACATTAGACTTAGTATTAAAGAGAAGAAATTTCCCTGGAGAAAGTTTAACAACCGCGCTTACCAGTTCGTGTACTTCAGTCACAACTAAAATAGATACACGAATGAGAGGAAGACAGGCTGTTTTTAGAATTCAATCTAATGATGATGACACTACAGTTACAGGAATGAGTTTTAGGGCGGGGGCTACTCGAATAGATTTAAAACCTGACGGTAAACGGTAGTGGCTAAGTTACTAGAAACGAAACTTCCTGTAGCTATCGGAGATATTTCTCCAGAAGTATTTAATAGACTTGTTAGAGTTTTAGAGCTTAGTCTAAACAGGGTAGACGTTGGTTCTACTATCAACACTAACGAAACTCAAAAAAATGTAAATCAATTTAATACAGGCGATCTTATTTGGAATCTGACCACTAAACAATTACAGCTATGGACGGGAACTAGTTGGGTTGATCTTTATAAAGGTTCAGAAAAAGGGGTTGAAGGAGTTTCTGCATTAGGAAAGATTAGTGTGTCAACAGGGGGAGATACAACAATAGTGGTTGACTGATGAAGGTGTAATATGGATACAGATAAACTTAGAGAAGAACTAACCCTTGATGAAGGATGCGTAAACAACATCTATCTTGACCATTTAGGTTATCCAACATTTGGAATAGGGCATTTAGTTTTAGAAACTGATAATGAACATGAGCAAAAGGTTGATACTCCTGTTTCTGAGGAAAGAATAAAAGAGTGTTTTGAAAAAGATATACAAAATGTCATAGACGATTTAGATAGAAACATGGAGTGGTGGAAGGACTTACCAGAGGACTTACAAAGAGTTATGGCTAATATGTGTTTTAACTTAGGCATTACACGTCTATTGAAGTTTAAAAAATTCTTAGCGGCTATGGAGGACAAAGAGTGGGATAAAGCGGCTGTAGAGATGATGGATAGCCGTTGGGCAACTCAAGTAGGAGCAAGGGCCACTAGGTTGAAGGATAGAGTTCTAAAGCAAGGCGAGTAGGGGAAAAATATGCCTAAGAAGAAGTCTAAAAAGAAAGTTAAGAAACTAACTAAAAGGCAACAGGAAGCCTTGAAAAGACATTCAAAGCACCACACCTCAAAACATATGTCCCAAATGAAAAAAATGATGAGACAAGGAAAGACCTTTAAAGAATCTCATCAATCTGCGATGCGAAAGGTAGGCAAGTGATATGCCAGCAAAAAAGAAAAGTAGTAAATATCACACTACCAAAGATGGGAGAAGAGTTAAAAAAGGTCTTTATTACAACATTAATAAAAAACGTAAGGAAGGCAGAAAAATGCGTAAAAAAGGTGCTAAAGGTGCACCTACCTCCGCTGCATTTAAACGTTCTGCTAAAACAGCCAAGAAGAAAAAGAAGAAAAAGAAGAAGAAGAAATAATGGCTAAAAGAAAAGAAAAGTCTATAAGACGCACCACTAAGGGGAAGGGAGCAAATTATCGTTCCACTAAGAAAGGGGCGGGAATGACTAAAAAAGGAGTTGCTGCTTATCGTAAAGCAAATCCTGGATCTAAGTTAAAGACAGCGGTTACGGGCAAGGTTAAAAAAGGAAGCAAGGCAGCAAAAAGGAGAAAGTCTTACTGTGCTCGATCAGCAGGGCAAATGAAGAAGTTTCCTAAAGCAGCTAAAAATCCTAAGTCAAGACTACGGCAAGCAAGAAAAAGGTGGAAGTGCTAATGTATGAATATAGTTGTACGGTAGACAGAGTTGTTGATGGCGATACTTGTGATGTTACTCTGGATTTAGGATTTGATATTCTTTATCGTTCTCGTGTTCGTTTGTACGGAATTGACACCCCTGAGTCTAGGACTCGTAACAAAGATGAAAAAGTTAGGGGTAAACTAGCTTCCGCGTTTTTACAGAAAGCGATAGATAACGGTGAAAAAGTTATTATAGAAACAAAATTAAAGGATTCTAGGGGCAAGTTTGGTAGGGTCTTAGGGAATGTGATTGTTGATGGAGTAAATATAAACCAAGCTATGATAAACAGTTACTTAGCGGTGGCTTATTTTGGTCAGTCTAAAGATGATATAGAAGCAGAGCATCTAGTTAACAGAGAAAAGCTAATAGAACTTGGTCAGTTTACTCCAGTAGAGGCTTAATATGGAAGAACCTATTAAGAAAAAAGTAGAATTAGAAGTTGAAGTTACGCCCAATAATATCGGGATAAACCCATACCAGCGGTGGATACATCTGGCTAGAACTATTGATGCGTGGCGTATTTTCCCAAGGGCATTCGTAGGCGTATACATTTACCTTCTTTATGAGGTGGTGATTTGGTTTATGACGCTTGAGGAGCCTAACCTAGAACAGGCGGGTCTGGTAAGCATCATAGTAGGAGCCATGGCAGCAGTCTTTGGGATTTATGCTGGAACCTCTGGACAATCTAAAAAGTTTAAGGGTGAAGATTAATGAAAGTTTTTATTACCGAATTTAGAATGGGTGATACAGTTTATGAGGGGCCGTGTATTTGTGCGGAAACCTTTGAAGAAGCTGAAAAGGAAGCTGAAGCCTATAATGTTCTTGTTGTAGGTGTCCTAGAGGGCTTTATTAACTTTACTGAGGACAACGTATGGAACAGGGTTTTGCATTAATTTCTGAAGTAGGTGTTCCTATCGCGGGTGCTTTAATCATGGCTTACTTTATCTTTTTAGTGATGAAACAGCTTATGGATGGTCTAGTTAGTGAAATTAAGACAGTTCAAGCCATAACTAAGATGTTAATCACAAGAGCCTCTATTATGAATAATGACATAATACGAATAGATACTAGCGTTTCGAGTGTGTTAAATTTATCTCCTGATCTAGACAGAATAGCTAGAGCAGAAAATTTTGTAGAAGATGGGAAGATCGATGCTAGGAGAGATTAGTGGACATTGCACAACTCATAGCAGAGTTTGGCTTTCCTGTGGTGATGGTGGTAGGGTTAGGTTATTTTGTTTATTTTGTTTGGCAAACTATAACGAACACAATAGATCCAGCTATACAAGAAATGAAGGGAACTATTATACGTTTAACTGATCAATTACGTCTTTTAGATCAAGATATGATTCGATTACAGCAAAAGGTTAACACGGTATTGCAAGTAAAAGAGCAGGAGACGCAAAATGACTACTCAAAAGAAACTAAGCAAACTAAGCAAAGCGGAACAAAAACTCAAGAAAAGAGAGGACGAAAAAACTCTAATAGCTAAAATATTAATCGTGGTTGCAGCGATCGTTTTTCTAGGCATGGTTATAAATACTGCTGTAGCGACTGATTTAACTTTCCAATTTAGTAACCCCTCGTTTAGTGGTATGGGCCAGTCTGCCCACTACCTCACTATTGATGAACAAGAAAGAAGTCGTAAACAAGGAATTCTAGAAGACCTTGAGTCTAGGGCAGAGGACGTAATTAGAGAACAAGAAAACACAACACTAGCTAAGTTTGTACGAAACCTGGAAAGCCGTATCTTTGCTCAACTTTCACAGGATTTAGCCAACTCTCTTTTTAATAGCGAGAGTGGCGGCTCCGGAGGGGTCTTTGATTTACAAGGCAATCAGATTAGTTTTATCAATACGGGTACAGAGATTGTTCTTTTAGTGACGGATCTTGACGGAGGCATTACGGAGATACGCATACCCGTTGGATCATTTGGCATCTGTAGTACAGACGAGTGCGCTCTCTAACCTTATTCGCTCTGGCGCTTACAGTCTCGGGATGTGTAAGCGTTGATCCCTATCGTTGCGGCACTCTTTCTAACTATTGTTCACCGGAACCACGAGTAGAGCGACCAACTCTTACAGAACTTGTTAATTTACCTATGCCACGGCAAAAGGCTGTGGTATCCGTTTATAACTTTCTTGACCTTACGGGACAAAGAGCTACCACCGATAACATGGCATTGTTTTCTACAGCTGTAACACAAGGAGCAGATTCTTTTTTAATTGATGCATTAATGTCTGCGGGGAGAGGGACGTGGTTTTTAGTTGCAGAACGTGGAAATTTAGAATCACTTACCCGTGAAAGACAGTTGATTATATCAACAAGAAACACTTATGACGGAGAAGGACCGAATCAATTAGAACCTTTACTCTTTTCTGGTATACTATTAACCGGAGGAATTATTGGGTATGACACAAACCTAATTAGCGGAGGTATAGGAGCTCGTTACTTAGGGGTAGGTACTAGTACTCAATACCGAGTAGATGAGGTCACAGTAGGGCTTAGAGCCGTCTTAGTACAGACGGGACAGGTGCTTTTAAACGTAATTACTACTAAGCAAGTCTATTCAACTTCAACAGGATTTGATACATTTAGGTTTACGGAGGATGGCACGGCATTAATAGAGATCGAGGCAGGAATAGCTAGGAATGAAACCGCTACCTATGCTGTTAGAAGTGCCATCGAAGCAGCGGTTTTAGAGCTAGTACGTCAAGGTATAGAGCAAGAGATGTGGGACTATACTCCACAGGAGGTGCAAAATGAGGCTCTTGATTAAAAGTTGTTGCGTCTATTTAGTTTTGTTGTATTCACTCGCCTATTTAATTTCAGCTACAGCTAGTAACCAATTGATATATTTAACGCAAAGTGGTGGGTCATCCGCCCTTACTATGAATATCGACCAAATTGGTTCAGGAAATAGAGTCGGCACAGCGGCAAACGCTAGGGTCTCTTTAGCTGGTACGTCTATGACTGTTGATGTTGATCAGGTAGGTGATAACAACATTATTACTGGTAGCGTAGCGCAAGGAAATTCAACAAGTTTTACGCTGAGAAGCACAGGGGATAGTAATACCCAGAGCCTCACTCTAGGCGGAACTGGTGATGTACAAGGAACAGATTTCGATTTTGGTGCAACCGGGGATAGCAACGCGCTTACCTACGTACAGGGCGGAGCTGCTTCATCCACCAGCGGGAACACCGATGTAGTAATTACCGGTACAAGTAATGACCTAAACATCACCTCAGAGGTAGTTTCTGCGGTAAATAATTGGGACGTAGATGGCTCGAGTAATGATATTGATACGACACAAACCGGAAACCAGTCGCATTCAATCACGGCAGATATAACAGGATCAACGAACAATATTGACATCGACCAAACTAATTCAACAGGTAGCGTAAGCGGAGTCGTTGATATTATTGCTATTACGACAGGCGGCGTGATTGACATAGATCAATGTACTTCTGGTTGTTAGCGTTTCTACCCCTTGTTACACAAGCTCAAGTTGGTTTAATCACTGAGCTAAGGGGTAATGGAGAAGTTTTACGGGATAGCGAATCCAGCAGCATATCAGCAGAAGCTAATTTAGACATCCTTAGTTACGATGATGTCCGTACTGGTAACGGTCGTATCGGTATTGAGTTTCTTGATTCTTCTATTGTTAGGCTTACTGAACACTCTAAAGTTATTATCGACGAATACATCTTTGACCCAGATCCGAGCCAAAGCCGAATGGCTCTTGAAATGGTTAGTGGTACAGCGCGTTTTGTTACGGGAGCGTTGGGTAGAATAAATAGAGAAAACATTTCTATTCGAACTCCAAGTGCTACGATTGCGATTCGTGGCACGGATTTTACGACAACGGTTGATGAGCTAGGAAGGTCTTTAGTTATTCTATTGCCTCAAGCTGATGGCACGTCTAGTGGTGAAATAACCGTAACTACTCAAGCAGGAGTAGTGGTCATGAACGAGCCTTTTCAAGCTACCATGGTTAGTGTGTCAGAAACTCCCCCTACGCCTCCTGTTTTACTACAGGGAATGACTTTGGGTTTTATAGATAACCTACTTATAGTAAATCCC